ACAGCCCATTGTGGCGCAAGATGGAAATATCCATTGTTCTGCTTGTAAAACCCACATGTCCGATTTAAGCCCGCCGTTTGCACACATCATTCGGCAAATGGTTAGTGGTTCGAATAAAGATGTCTACTGGAGATTAGGGACTTCGCCTCTTATACTATTAAGAGGTCAGAGAAGTTTGCAGAAGTAATGAGCGCCTGCTCTACTCTGCTTAAACACAGCCCCGAAGCGGCCGCTGTGCGAGATTATCTGCACGACCGGGTCCCGAATGCCGACAAAACCTTTACATTTGGCTATTTCCCTCCGAACGAAGAGCTAAAACAGCTGTTGGGGTTCGTTTCTTTTGAAGATTTAGAGTTTTTAAATATAATTTATAAGAAATACGTATACGATAGTGGTCAGCAGGAGTTAGTGAACTGTGGGACTCTTGGTAACCACAACTTGGTGATGCCTTACAAAAACGTATATGGTGACATTATTGGGTTCGTGGGGCGCACTCTACTGTCCAAAGAAGAACAGAAGGCCCGTGGCGTCCCGAAATATAAAAACACATCCCTGCTGAAGTCTCTGAACTTGTTTGGGTTGTATGTGGCGAAGAGCTACATCCTGAGCAAGGACTCAGTGATTGTGGTTGAAGGTCAGATGGATTGCATTACTGCTCACTTGGCCGGATATCGGAACGTTGTAGCTCTCGGCGGCTCTGCATTTACCAAATTTCACTTTTTTTTATTAAAAAGATATACTAATAATATATATCTTTGTCTAGACAATGATGAAGCGGGCCGCAGAGAGACGAAAAACATAATTGATCGGTATAGCGATTTGGGGAATATCTCACCAATTGCGTTGCCGGACTGTTATAAAGATATTGATGAATGCATAAGAAAAGGAGGCGACGCCAGCCTGCTTGCAATCTGACATTACTTATTATTATAAATAGGATTATTATGGATAGATCGAAGAATAGGAGCGATAGATACCAATATGTATTGGTTGAATCTTCATGTTCGCCCGAAATGTTAGCAGAAGTTGCCGATTCCGAAAGCATCGGGGCCCAACTTAATCCGTTTGGTTACAATGAAGAGCTGTTAGACCTGAAAGACCAGCTGCGGCTGGCATTCTGGAGAATCGTTAATACTAAGCTTACTGTAAGACAAAGAGATGTAATTTCGCTATATTGCGACGGATATACGCAAACAGAAATTGCAGATAGGCTTAATGTAAACCAATCGTCTATTACAAAAAGCATAAATGGAAATTGTGATTATAAAAATGGTAAGAAAATATATGGCGGTTCAAAACGCAAGATTCAAAAAATAGTAGAGCAAGATGAAGAAATCCAAGATATTCTGCTAAAAATTAAGGAAATACAGTCAAATACGTTATATTGATGATGGTAGGGTTTCTAAGCGTGTTATATGAGAAGTTGGTGGCACTGGTGCCCACCTCGATGGAAATGGGGCTCTCAACCTGAGGGCCCCATTTTTTATGGGGCTAAGGCGGCATTAAAATTAAGTAGTGATGCATGTCTAGGGAATTCTACTATTTATTTCATATTCCTTTAGTAAATCCTAGTGCGTTTTGATTTTGGGAGCAGAGGATGGATAAATACTCTATTGATTACGCCGAGCTTCATACAGATATGACCCGGCCCAAATTTTTTAAATATGCAGAGGTGAAGGACCGCCTGGTCCGAGTAGCCTACGACGTTGTCAAATTTCAGGATGCCACCGAGGATATTGATGGCCTTTGGCAGATTCAATCTACTGACGATGGCGAAGTGATTGTGGCTATGTATGAGCCGCCAGAGGGTGGTGGAGAAGCCATAAAAAGTGAATCATCCTGGGCAGTTCTTCCCGATAAGGCGGCCTCTTCTATGAATGTTTTCTATAAAGGAGAACCGGTTCATAAAATTGCGTCTGCTCAGGTAGGGGTGCCTCAGGCGGAGTTGTCTGATTTTTGCACCAGTGTTGCCAATAAATTGAGCGAAAATGAGGATTTCAGGCGTTCGTTGCTGGAAGATATTCCGGCCAATGAAAGAATAGCCCTTTTTAGTAAGCACCCGGAACTTACGGAATAACAGGATCATATAATGGACGTTAGGAGCATACAAGATTTAAGGCGATTCGTTGACGAGATCGGCAAGAAGTTGGCCGCTAGTGAGAAATTTTTCACTGGTAGATTGGCCACGCGCTTAACTAAAGCGGCCAGAGAGTTCCCCCAGGACCAGACTATTATCCAAATGGCAGCCTTCCTAGCTAGGCGGGCAGACAATCCTGGCGGGCATCTCATTACCCGTTCTGAACTTAAGCAAGCTCTCAACGATCTATGGAGCAACGACACCCAATGCCATGCATTTTTGCAGAAGGAATTAGGTGAAAACCCCAACAACTTAGTTGGCGCAACAATGGCCAAGGCTCACCACGAGAAAGAAGGTGAGTTGGTCGACGACCTGTATCACAAGTATGCAGATCAGAGGTTGGTTTCCGAGCTGGAAGCGGCATTTGATAAGAACGTTCAATACCGACCATACGACCCGGCCGTTGCCAAGCAGGCTGAGGCCGCATGTAGGCGGGCTTTGCCGGGCAACCCAGCGGTGCGTGCAGTTGATGGCCGTGAATTTGCTATTTTGTGTCAGGCCGCCTACGAGACTCCACGAGGCCAGAGCAACGTTCTAATTCCGGTAGAGGTTGTAAAGGGCCATGCATTGCTTCCAACCACTTTCTTAAGTCAGGCTGGCGTTCAGCAACTGAGCAAAGAGTCTGTCGAGAAGCATGTAGTTGGCACAGCTGGTCGTCACTTCCGAGTAGATGCCTCTCAGCTATTTGAAGCAATTCACCGGGCCAAGTTTGGTGCTTCGCCAGAACTTGACGACGTGGAACATGCCGTCATGATGCTTAAAGCTCGTGAGAAGTCAGCTCAGCACACGCCCGATGGCATTCTGTATCAGGAAGTTGATCCTGCCCAAAATGAGGTAGTCATTCCTGAGAGTCCAGAGACACAGACCTTTGCAGCCGAGCTAAGTTCTACTGCTGGTTCTGCTGAGTTTGTGTTTGGGAAGACTGCGGTTAATACGGGTCGTGGCGTTATCAAGATGATGCTTAAAGACTTCGGATATGACGATGCGCAGATTAAGGTAACGAATTTTAATAATGACTCCATTATTTATGCAGTTGCAGTAAACGGAGCTGGCATTAAGGTTCCGGTTAAGGTAGCAAAGAGGAATGGCAAGTATTCTGTTTGTCGTCCGACCACCATTCTAGCTGGCGGATCGATGGACGAGTTCACCCGGAAGGGAATCAGGACCGCCCTTGGTTCTAATGACCAGACTTTAGCGGCAGCCGCAGTCGGTTATGATTTAAAGAACCCTCAGGCTCTCATTGGAGAGGTTGATGCAGCTATCCAGGTTGGTGATTTGCGGCGAGCCGGAGAGGCAGTAGCAGCACTGAAGGCTTCTGGCGATCAAAAGGCGTTCTCTTATGCCTTCATGACGTATTTAGACGCGATCGAGAACGGACAGAAGAAGGAAGCTAGCCCTAAGCCGCAGATGAAGACCATAAAGATTGGTGGTAACGAGGTAGAGGCTACCACCGGACTGCCAGTGGACAAGGTTTATATGGACGAAAACGGTAATGTGCAGGCCAAGTATCGTAAGAATATGAGCAAGACCGAAGATGGCACAGCTGGCGGGTTCCTGAACGCCAAAATTATTATGGGGTTATAATGAGCGGATTTGACACTCTAAAGAAAATAGCCACGTTGCTAATTGATACCAATAGCGACATTTTAAGCGAGGCGGAACGGCATCTTAACGATGATGACCTTGTGCTGTTCGCCACTATCCTTACCGATGCGGGTTCCAAGATTGCGGACGCAGCTAAGTTCATTGCGGCTCGCAAGCAGATGACTATCCAGGACATTGAAGAACTGGGAGCAGTAGCTCAGTCATTGGATGATTCGGGTGACCCTGTGTTACAGAAGCAGGCCTCGGCTATTGATGAGCTTTTGATGACGATAGGCTCTGACCCAAAAGCACGAATGGCTTTCAAGAAAGCTCAAGATGAAGAAATTAATCGCTTGAGGGCCAGATATCGTGAGCAGCGGGGCGAAGAAGCATATAGTGTCGTTAAAACTCAACAGGATAAGGAAAATAGAGTTAACGAGGCGGTTAAAGCTATCGATCAAAAGGTAAAAAAGTATCGGCCCTTAGAGGCTCCTCTCAGTACACGCTATAGCCCCGACATGCCGGGAGTATCGTTGATGAGGATTGGTGATAATGTATATCAGTGCCCAGTAACCAAGAAGATTTTTGATTTCCGAAGCGGTTACACTACGGCTAAGGGAAACAAGATTCCGGGCGGAGATGTTACCAACCAAACTCAGCACTTAGGATACCAGGCTCAGGAACATATGAATTTTAGTACCAGAGAAGAAGCGCTTAACGGGGCATAATCTCTGGAGCTAAACATATGACAGCCGATTTTTCTAAGCTATTACAGCACCCTGACAAGGACGAAATCGTCTCCAAGCTTGTTACTGGCGTAAAGCCTAAAGATATTGGCGACTGGTTAAAATTAAAATATCCAAACAAGGACCAAAGCCATCTACGAATATCAGCCGGACTGCTGAAAAACTTCATAGATAACAATCTTGATCTATATGGCACTTTGAAAAACGATATCGCTGGAGTGAAGAGCGGCCAGCAAGTTCCGGTTAAAGAAATAGCCGAATCGTTAAAAAATAATAAAACATATAAAGAACGGCTTAATGACCTCGCTGATAACGAAATAGATATTAAAAAGGTGATGGTAGAGGCTGTTTATTTTATTCGACAGCGTATCGAGCAAGTGTGGGACAAAATGCAAGAAAACCCACAGAATATGAAGCCAGATTATGCTTTAATTAAATGGTTTGATACTTTATTGGTTGCGGCCGAGAGATATGAGAAAATTGTTAATGAATCGCCCGACTTGGTTATACAACATGATGTGAATCTTAAACTGATCGAGCAGCATACAGCCGTCCTACAGGAAGCGGTTCGTGCCACTATGGCCGAAATCGATCCGGGGATGGCTTCTTTGTTTCTAGAGAAGTGGAATGAGCGCGCTCCTGAGCTAAAGGAGCCGGAAACAAAGAAATTATCACAAGAAAAACGATTGGAAGAGGCGCAAATACTAAGCACAAAGATAAATAAGGAAGAAGAATGAGCTTTTTTGTACAAAAAATTAAAGAACGAGAAGCTTTTATTGATAGTCGTGCGTCTTCTCCAGCTGAACACAAGGAATTATTACAAGAATTACATTCTTTAGCGTCAACTATGGCTGCTGCTGGGGTCGAAACCGAGAAAGATTATAAGGATTTTTTCTATATTACCGCTTTAACAGGGGAAGCATCGAGAAATATTACAGCAACACCGCTTTCAGAAGAGCAATTAGCTAAAATTTCTCATGTGATGTATGAAAATAGGAGCGAGTATCCTATAAATACTATAATTAATTTCCATAAAGCAGTCAAGAATGCGATGGATAAGTCAGAAATACCTATTAAGAAAAAGGCATATCCACAGGGACAAGGGTCTGACTATATATCTTCACCACATAATTTACAAAAATGGGTGCAGACGATGCGTAAAATATATGCATTGAATACTCAGGGTCATGGTTTGGGTCAGGCATTCACCATAGCTACAGAAAAGTGGGACAAAATGGAGAAAAGAGACTTCCGTCATTGGTTAGATTTTTATCAGTCAGGTCAACACCTGGATTACAAGCTTGCGGCCCCAAGTTATTTGGAAATAGGGAATGGTGCTATGCTTCCACGAGCTTCTATTAAGGGTTTTCCGCCAATAGTGATGGGGAATGAGGATGAAGAACAAGAAGTTCCGACCGGAACCACCCCTGAACAGGCCGCAACATTACGTTTATATGAGCGGGCTAAGCAATTAATCGGCAGATTGAACGCCGCGGAGAAGATTTTTACAAAAGATGTAGATTTCAGACGTATGCTGGGCAACCAGTTTGAGCCATGGCTGGCCAAGCTTCATGAGCTGAAGCGCTCCATTCAGACAACTCCCATCAACTCAGGTCGGATGAGCTATGCCACTATGCAGGACATGATTATTAAGTCCAGCAATCAGCTGTATGCCGAAGGTTATGACAAATCTGCTAAGGTAATGAGGAAATTAGCCCAGGCACCTCCGCCCCCAGCAGCTGGGGCTCCGCCGGGCGGAGACCTATTGAGCGATATGCCTGGAGATATGTCCCCAGGTGGTGATGTCCAGCAAAAATCCGATCCCGAGGGGGCCATGAAAGAGTTTTTGGCCAACCTTGGAGCTGAGGACCCGGAGGACGAAGAGGCTAAACAAGCAGAAAAAGCCGCCGATATTAATGACGGCGCCATTATTGTTATCTCTGAGGATGACGATGGCCGATTAACTGCTCATGGACAGATGGAACCGATGCCTGCCGAGCCGATGCCTGCACCCGAAGCTCCGGTAGAAGAAGCCCCAGAGGAAACAAAGGGCGATTCTCGGGCGGTGGATTCCGCGATAGAGGGGGCACTAGAGAATGTTACTTTAAATGATCTGATTGCTAAGTTAGAAGGCTCAGCTAGCCTATACAAGCAGCGTCCATTGGCCCGTGACCTTACCATGGCCGATCTATATATGCAAGCACTGGGGATTTCGTCTTATTTCCCAGAAATGGCGGAGGCAACCAAGTCAGCGTTGGATTCCAACCAGTATGTGCTGACTCGTGTCGAGCAAATTCTGGCCAAGCTACGTGGGGCAGCCACTGGTGGGTCCATAGAGGACATCAAAGCTAAGCTAGAAACGCAAGATAACAAACAACAAAAGAAGATGGAGCAGAAAGAAATAGAGCAGATGACTCCAGAAGCTCCGGTGGAAGCCCCACCTCCTGGTGAAGCTCCAGAAATGGCAGCGCCAGCAGAAGTTGAGAGGCCGCCTGAGGGCATTAGGGTGAGGTAATGCAATTAACAGATGTTTTGCAGATACTTTCCGAGTCCGCTGTGCGGTTAGGGACATCTACACCTTTCATCTGTGGCGGTGCTCCACGAGACAAAGCAATGGGTCAGCCCTCTAATATTGAGGACATCGATATTACCACGGGCGACGCAACTATTCATCATCTAGCCAAAGATGCAGCTACTAAAATACCTAACTCCTCTTTCCACCAGATGAACGACGGTCATTCTCAACTAACGGTTGAGGGCCTAAAGGTAGATTTTTCAAGCAATTATATATTTCCTGGAGTTAGTTCTTTATTAGCTAAAGCAGGAATGCGGTCTCCAAGTTCCATGCAATTAGAATTGTATAGCAGAGATTTTACTTGTAATGCGCTGCTGATGAGTATGGATTTAAAAAAAGTAATAGACCCAATCGGTTTAGGAATACAAGATATTCGGGCTCGGACGCTGAGGACCTGCCTGCCTGCTCGTTTAACATTGGGCAGTGATCACAAGAGGGTGATTCGTATTTTGTATATGGCAGCTAAGCTGGGGTTCTCTGTTGATCCAGAGATTATTACTTGGGTTAAGCAGAACCCACAATCCATTGCTACGCCAGACAAGGGATATGTGACCCAGAAGTTGGGGCAGGCATTGGAGAAAAACCCAACAATAACCACGCAGTTGATGGACCAGATGGGGTTGTGGCAGTATATCCCACCATCGCCACAATTAACGCCATACATGTCGAAAGGTGTGGGGAGAATCTAATGATATCGAATGCTAAGAAATCTAAAAAGAAAAAGGATAAGAAGCCTAAGGACGTCACTCCCCGAGAGTTTCCGGGTCCGCACGGCCCAATGATTTCCAAAAACCCAGACTTAGGTTCTGGTCCTTATTCTCAGAATAATGGCAAGCCTTATGGTGGGATTCCGGCTGGCGACTTCATTAAGAAGTGGAGAAAGCGCCGCAAAGGAAAGGATGCGGAACGCAGTGCGTCAGCAGCTGATATAAACAGTATAGAAAAGCTTTCAATAGAGTTTTACAATCGGTGCATGAATGTCAAAGAAAGTAGTTAAGCTAGCAGTGATCAGAACGAATGATGGTCAGCGGTGTCCATTCGGGTTGAAAATCCCGTTTGCGTGCCGCAATGCTGGCGAACTAGTGACCAGAATGGCTCCTTTGGAGATCCTGGGAGAGGATGCCGACCCATCGGACAAAAAGGCTCTAACTAGGGCCAATAGGATGCTTTTTATGTCTGAATCCGAAGGTTGCCGATGTGTGTATGCCGGAAAGGTTTTTAAAGAAAAAGGGGCTGTAGAGTGTAATCAGGCCAGTAATGCTCCTGGAATCTCTCCCGAACAAGGTATGACCCCATCTCCATTTTACTCGAAAGTGTATGATAATATTGCATATGATGGGCTGTATAGCTACCCCATGGGTTGGTATGGAGACAGCAATATAAGTCGTAATTTATATTATGGCGTTTATTCTTTACAAGGCAGTGAAGATAAAAAAGAAATGGAGAAGGTAGGTCAGGTGGAGGAACCGGACGAAGATTGATGGTAATAATAAGGAATTTATAGAGAAAGGCTTAATCTACCTAAATATATAATGGAAGGAACGTAATGAGTCTAGCCAAACAAGCACAGTTATTTGAGAGTAATCTTCCGCCTGAATCCTGGGAAGACGAGAATATGGAGGCGGATACGGGTTTCTTCGCTTCTGATTTGGCCATGGCCAAAGAAAAAGAAGAAAAAGAAAAAGAAGATGGCGGTTTCGAAATAGAAGAACTCTTTGTAGGTGAGGATGACGGCCTAGAAGGATTGGACGAGGAACTAGAAGCGGCCGAGGAAGAGGTCGATGAGGAAGACAAGGAAGACGAAGATGATGCAGCTATTCTTCAGGTAGAAGAAGGGGGTCAGCCCATTCAAGCCTTTACATTCTCATTGCCAATGGTTCCGGGTTCTGATTTAGAAGAAGATGATTTAGACGAAATCGTTGTTGACGAGCCCGAGGATGAGATTGAAGTCGCTGAGCGTGACAGGTGGGATTGGGCCGGAGGCGGCCTACCTAACTTCTTGAGTTGGCTCCAGGGGATGTTTAACTCTGTTCCGGCACACTCGGGCAACGAGACGGCCGGTATTGAAAGAGCTATTGCGTTCCTACAGTCTTTGGACAAGTGTATTTCTAAAGCTGTGCGTTCTGATATCAAAGATGAGCTAGACATTGCACAGGTAGAAGAGGCTCGTAAGGCCATCAACGACGGTATCGACCGCCTAGAGGATCGATATGAAAGATTGATGGCTGGACGTAAGCGTAACAAGAAGAAGTCCGAGCTTCATGCCAGTTTGGTAAAAGAAGCACAAAAGATTACCGGCGTTGGACATGTTGTAGTTACTGTGCCGCTGCTGATTTCCAGAATAGCGCGAGTATGTATTAACGGCATGGTCTCGGCAGGACACGATATTGAAGACATGTTCGACCGCCAGGTTAAGGCTTACAATTTGGACAAGCGCGAACAGGCCGAGTTAATGCAGTTGTTGGAAGACATGGGATACCCAATGAGGCGTGACCGTGGCTTCACTCGTGATGAGCAAATAGATAGAACGAGGTCAGACAATTACGATTGGGCCGCTAATTATCCAGCGTAAAAACAATGATTGAGATTACCCCAGAAATGACAGTTGCCGAGCTTTTAGAGCAGTCCAATCTAAATATGGATATTCTCCAAAGTTGGGTAGAGATGTTGGAAACTCCGCCTCCAAAGGTAGTTGATACCCGAGGCGTAGAAGTTTTGGAGGGCGGCCGAGAAGGTGGAGAAGGTAGGTCCGCTCCGATTTTGGAACTCATTCCTGGTGGCAAGATCAGCGGCGTAGCAAATGCCCTGCAAAAGAAGTATGGCAAACTAATTTAAGGTGAATTAAATGGGTAGAGGTTTTATCGGAATTCAAAGAGTTATTGACGGGGCAGGGCATGAGAAGATTTGTTCTGGCCAGTTAAGCCCCTGGATGCAGGCGGTTGTAGACCGTATGCCAACTGCTGTAGATGAGGCCCGCGCTAAGCAACAGAGAGCTTCTGTGGTTACCCAGGTAAATTCTATTATGGCAAACCCGCCCCGTTATGCCACGGTGGATGATGCAGTGAAGGATATGCGCGAGCGGACCGGCCTGAATCAATATTTATCTACCAAACAGGCAGATACGAAAAAAAAAAGATTAAATGACGGCACGTTAACCAGAGAGTGCGCCAACCATATCGTTCGGGAGGTGCAAACCAATGGGGCAGAAGCGCCTGAGGTATTGGCAAAATATGAAGGTGCTCTGGGTGGCATTGTGGATTTCGTTAGGAACACGGTGCGCAACTCTAGTGGCCTGGGTATTACCGTTCCGCAGTTGATGTATGATATCCAAGCGATATTCGGCCCCCGGTTTGGGATTAAAGCTCAGGACTTAAACAGCTCTGAGGTAATAGAGTTCATTAGCGAACTGTTAGCGGAAGAGAAGGGGCAATATGGCCCACCGCCGGAAGACAGCACATCAAACATTGGATTGGGAACAGGCACGGACAAAAACGATGTGGAGATAAATCAGGATTATTTCAGATTTGCACAGCCTGCTAGTCAGTAAGGAGACTCATGCCAGTCGGAGTATTTGACCAAATAAAATCAGGCTTATCGAATTTAGACCCAGTTGCATTTTGTGAACAAAATCTAACGCTAGACGGCAAGCCATTTAAACTTCATGGTAATGGATATAAGCCTTTTGCTGATATCTATAGGTATGTCGGTATAAATGCATTGCGATCTGATGCTAAGCCGGTGGTGTTAGTCAAAGGTCGTCAGGTAGGAGCTACTACCATGGCTGGGGCATTAACCATGTATTATATGGCTTCCGGGCTATTTGGTACAGGTGGGCGTCCTCCGATGCGCATGATGCATGCTTTCCCTACTTTAGTTCACGTATTTAAATATACCAAGACGAAACTTAATCCTATGATTAAGTCTGCTAATTTAGTTCCTGACCCTAGAAAACCTACCAAGAAGATATCGTGTATTGAGGCAAAGATTGACCGAGGATCTGAGTCTAGCAACTCTTTGCAATATAAACAATTTGAGCATGCGAATTGGGTTAGCATTGAGTCCACCGGCATGGATGCCGACCGTTTACGTGGTGGCACTTTGGATGCGTTGTTCTACGATGAATGTTTCCCATATGATCAAAATATATGCATTAAAAATGGGAAAATGAAAATTGGAAAGCTATATGATTTTTTTATTAATAATAGAGAGCTGCCCAAGGTATTAACGTATAATGAAGACCAAGATACGTTTGAATATAAA